AATTATATTGATATATTCTATCATTATTTTGTCCAATCATATACATTTTTCTACCTGATGGGCTAAATGTTAAACCCACTGCCTGACTATCTTGCGCGGCCACAGAAAAATTCACAGAAGTATTAACGGCCGCTTTGCTTACATCAAGTGTTACAGGTTTTTTAGTAGATTCTATACCTGTTATTGAATGATCAATATGATTCATATTAGAAGCTGTAAATACATAAGCACCAAACATCTTTGAACCTGCAGGATGTAATACTCTCTTTACAACATCTCTATATTTGTCAACAATCTCTGTTATTCTTATCAAATAAGAATATTCTTGATAAAAATCATTATCTTGAAGTCGCATATTCCAACTCAAGAAACCTTTGGTATCAATATAGCGACCTGGTAAAGTAATAACAGCTGAAACTTCAGGCTTAATTGTTGCGCTATAAGTTTCATCACGTATTGTATATCTTGTTATGCCTGAATTGTCTGTATATGAATCCGTAGTCGGAGTTGTTCCACGTGAATTTATCACTGATGCAGTTGTTAAATTATCAAATGATGCATCAGATGATATTATATCAAGACCTGTTATGGCACCTGGAGCACGAACCGCAATAATTGATGCATCATCTCCTTCAAATCTACCATTTTGACCAGGAAGTCCTAATTCAAATACAACTTGATCTCTAACTGTAACGGTTGGTAATTCAGAAGTATAATTCAAACCTACGCTTGATACAGATATAGCATTAATTGAACCGGCAATAGAATTAGCAAATACTAAGGAAGAAACTAAAGTTGAAGAAATATTTGCTGATGCTAAATTTGCAGATACGGAAGCAGTATTAGTGCCAAGAGATACAAAGGTTGATCCAGTATTAAGCACTACATTTCGTACTGCTGATATAGCATCAGTATTTAAACTTACAAATGTAGTATTTGAAAGAGACGTAACAGTTGCAGCCGCCCCTGTGCCCGATCCTCCGGTTAAACTTATGACGCTTTGGCCTAATCGATAGCCGCTACCACCTCTATTAATTCTAAAAGAAATTGGACCAATATCATTTGTTGATGTAACTCTGGCTGAAGCAATCGCTCCGGCCGATGTTATGATGACATCATCACCTGCCGCGTGAAATGCACCAGGATTATCAATCTGTTCTATATCAACAACACTACCAAATTGAGATGATACAGTGGCCGTATCACCTAGCGGATTTGTAACAATTTCACCATCCCAAAATCTACCAGTGACATCTTCAACCAAAAATTCATATAGTTCTTGACCTAATATTGTAACCTGCGAAACTTTTTGAACACGCGCAATCGCACCAGATATTTGTCCTGTAATAATTTGTCCATCAAATACGGTAGGATTATCACTAAATGGAGAACCTACTCTAACTATAGTTTCTTTTACCCAACGGCCATCTGAGGCTCTAAGAATATAATCACCAGGGTATATAATTTCAATATCTTTGTTGAATAATGCTTGAAACAGAAATTTATATGAAAATTCTGAACCTCTTGTTCGATAAAAATCTCTAATATGCTTTACAAGAAGTCTTTTGTCCGCTAATACATTCTGCGGTATATTCAGCATAAATTCGCGCTGAAAATATTGAACAAAAGAATCTAATGTACGGTCAATATCTTGATAATCTACTAAGCTTCTGGTAGCATCTCCAGCTTTTCCAGTTTGCTCCAAATATTCATAATAAGCTTTTAGGAATGATACGAATCTTGGGCCATCCTCTCTTATGAATGCAGGAAACTGCGATTCAATAAGAGGTGAAATCTTTTTAAAGGTTTCTTCGGCGCCAGAAATATTCATGTTAGTATGCTGTCAGCTGTGCGATTGATGATGAATTAAGACTTGTTGTATTACCTAAGGTAGATACCGTTTCAAGTCTTGCATCGATGGCCCCAGTATTATCATTGATCAAAGTTATTTTGGAACCAGCAATTAGAAGAATCTGATTACGCACTGGAGATACGTTATATTCTTCGATCTCAACACGTAGATCGATTTCACCACCATTACCAATAGCTGTCGGTAGAAATGAATTGATTTTAATGATACCGTTTACATAATCTACAGTGCCAATTGAAGTTCGCACAAAATTCTTAGATCCTTGAGAAACATAATATACTCTAAGATTGCCATATCCGTCATCATCAAAAAAGCATGTCTCGCCTTCTAGTGTGAATGATGTAGATGATACTGCTGAAACATACCCTGCACTAGGATGAAATAATGCTCGATTAAAAGTTATAGTATATGTATTTTGTGCTGTGGTGGAAGGTTTAAATTTCTTCTGTACTTGAATCTTACCTGTGCTTGATGCGATTGAAGCATCGGCCGAATCTATAAAATCCAAAAATCTAGAAAATCTAAATCTACCATCAAATCTATTGAGATTTGTAGATTCATAGCTTATAATTTTATTTGCAATAGCTGCGACAACTTCAGAAGCAGCCAATGTTGTTTGAGTTGGATCATATCTGGTAGTTAATGTTGGCACTACATAAAGATATGTTGGGTCAACCAGCTCAAGATCGATTGATTGAACATTATATTGTCTGATTCCAGCTTTAATCTGTTCTTTACGATTTGTAGAGATTAGAGTACCAACTTTTGGTTTGACGGCCGCATATACTTTACCGTAAATTGGTGGATCATTTTCTTCACCACCCCATACATTCACAGCACCAAGATCAGGATTATCGCGTAAAATTAAGCGACGATAATCTTCTCTCGTAACCGCGCGATTTTGGGTTTCATATAAACGAGGAGCATTAAATCGAATTGATTCGATAGATTCGGGTTCCGCACCATCATTAGCGCGACTCATTGTTCTGAGTGTAAAACTATTTTGGCCACCAACAGTTCCAATAGCAGTAAAATTATTCGCACCATTAGCGCGAATACCATTACATACTCGATAAGATACCGATACCGTGCTATTAAATGATGGCTTAACGCCCATTATACCATCACCAAAGCTAATCTTATACAGCTTATCACGATCTGGTTCTATGAAAAATACCTTAGATATTGCATTGACAGTATTCAAATCATTAGCGACAGTATATGTCTGCGTATTTCCTGCTGTAGTGACTGCAACAGTTATGCTTGATGTATCAGTATTTGCATTTGGTAATACAAATGATGTATTAGATGCTGAAAATAGAAACCGATGAGTTAGAGGTGTTCCTTCGGTGATGTTTATATAACCACTAAAGCGATTTGATGAATTTGCATATATTGCATATGTTTGAGGCGTGACGAATGTATAAGATACCCCGTTGACAGTACTTCTAAATTGAGTATCTTTGTTAATTGATATAGTTCTAAAGGTAGAATTGGCAAGAACACTAAAATTAATCAAAACATTAGCAGTTGGACCACGTGCTGAAGTTGGTAGATACCCTAACATTTTTGCGCGAGATGCTACATTTTCATAAATCTGTGCCGTATCTAAAAATCCTTCATTAGCGGCCATATTTGCATAAAATGCATTATAATATGTGTTATATGCTAGCAAATCGATTAGTGTGCCTATGGCAGAATCTTCAAAATCAAAATCTGCAAAATCAGGCTTGCCTGCTAAAAAATTACGCAGGTTTAATCTTATTGTATCAAAATCAAGACCTGTTACAGTTAGCGCATTATTTGTAGCCATTAGCGTATGGCCTCCAGAGATAGGGTAAGAGTATTAGGAATTTCAGAGCTTATAGTACGAAAAGTTATATTAACCCTTAGATTATTATTATCAGGATCACCAGCAACCCCAACACCTAATAATAATGCGCGTTCTTCATAATTTTCTATTGCTAAAGTTACATCAGCAGTTATATTAGATTCTGTTGCCGGATCATATAAATCAAATAACCTTGAGCGAATATCAGAACCAAATAATGGTCGAAAGGGTCTCTCACCTTTATCGGTCAATACAAGGTTTCTTATGGCCTGCTTGACAGATTCGGAATTTTTTCTAATTATTAGCTTACCTGTGACAGGATGGACCTTCATGTTCAGGTCAAAATCCTTAAACACAGGAGTTTTAATTGCACCTGCCATGAAACCTCTCCGTTTACGGTATATTTATTAGCTACTTGATCTCTGTAATGATGATAATCGGTCTCGAATGTCATCTATTTCGGACTGTAATCTTTGTCTTTCATTGGGATCAAATGTAAAAGAACGTTCCAATTCAAGTCTATATCGTTGAACTTCTAATCTTGCCGATTCTTGAAATCTAATTTGATTTAATGCATTTGCGGCAGAAGAAGGCTGTGGGCCAGATAGTGGTTGCACTGTTACAGGAATAGGAAGTGCTGACCCTTGAGCAACGACTGATGAATTTGGTGAAGAATTGGCTTGTGGGGGTTGTGCTTGCTGGGCTGGTGGAGGTCCGGCAACAGCAGAATTAGTCGATGGTGGTGGCGAATTAGAGGCAGCGCATACACCAAGACCTGATAATAGACGATTAACTAATGAACGAAGATCCAAATTTGGAAATAATGTTTGCATATTGATCCACTGTGCTAGAAATCTAGCAGGATCGTTTAAAAACTGTAAAAGCTGATTTAATTCATTTGCAATCGCATTTGCTTGAGTTCGCACTGGACCAATTGCAGTACTAAGAGCACTGTTGATTGCCGCATTAACTTGACTTTCAATTTGACTAGGTAATGAGGCCAATGATTGTACAGCATTGTTAAGTGCGGATGAAGCCTGAGATAATTGTCGAGACACCTCAGCTAAGGGACCAGCAGCACAATTTGGTGTAGCTCCAGGTGAAGTATTTGCTGACCTCAATTCTCGTAAAGCAAGGGCAGCTACAGCAGCAGTCGCTGCGACAGCTATAGCAGTTCTAGTCCCGCTCATGATATGATACCTAATATTTTTATCATGGGTTTAAATCCACTCTTGAACCTTTGACTGTGGTTGGACCTATAGAATTGACTGTCACTGTTGATTTACCTGCTAATGTCATATCTGTACCAGCGCCAACTTCCATAGATGTTCCTGCCAAATGTGTTGTCTTGCCTGAAGTTGCAATAAGCTTGTCACCTTTGATTATCTCTGTAATATTTCCACCAATGGTCTTTTGTATGGCATCACCATAGGTTTCTATGGTTGTTGATCCAACTACTCTGTTTCTTGTACCACCAACAGTTTTTGAATCATTTGTATTGATCTGTGTTATCTCTGATCCTAAAATTTCTGTGCTACGATTGCCTTCTATTTTAGAAATCATATCTCCTTTGACACTCAAATGATAATTACCTAAAATTTCATGAATTAAATCACCGTCAACTCTTAATCTAGCATCACCGGCAATAGTTACGCTACATGATCCAAATACAATTACCTTTTTGTCTCTAACCACAATTTCATAATCGTCACCAACTATTCGAGTGACTCTAGTTCCATCATCTATAATTTCTCTATTGGTTCCTGATGCATGATATTCATGTATACGTCTTGCATTAATGGTATCATCTACTTCAAATATATGACCTGATTCAGTAGTGCGAACATGATTGAATGGATATAACGGTGGAGTAGTAAGACCCTGTAATTCTGGTTGATTCCATGTCGGAGTATCATATGTTGTTTCATCTGTATCATCAAAAGAAACGGATGATGCTTTTCTTATTGCAGCTTCAGGTACATCCTCAACCCTAGTTGATATTCGATCTTTAGTATTAGGATGCTCCAAATATGCATCATTACCTATTGATAGCATAGATGTATCAGGTATACCTTTAGCAAGAGGATATGTTCCGTATGGGTCACCAAATCCTTGCGAAGAATTACCAGCATCACCAGGAACACCGTGAAATGATCCTAATACCATAGGTGT